TTCTGCCAAACTTTTCTCCAAAAAATCCGCAAAACAGGCGAAAAGCTGTGTTCATATAAACACATTTTTACTCGGTGAACGTCATTTTTTCGGCAAAATGCTTGCACGGTTCACGGATTTTGACTACCTTTGCCGTGTCCTATTTATCACAAGAGGCGGGAAGATAATGCCTGCCAACGCTGCTGACAGGCAGTTTTTATGTCTGGCGTCCACAGACTTTCAGCAGTAGCGCATAACGGCTTTCGTACCCCCGTGTGGATGGTTAATGCCACCACTGCCTCTTGTGGTGTAGGACAACGGGACAGGCGAAAGCCGTCTTTACGTACAAACTCTTTAAGGTTATGTCCAAACCACAAGAAACGAGTTTGCCAGTGAATAACAGTAGCTGCCAAACAGGTCAGGCTCACCAAACGAGCCATTGTAAGAAACTGGAAGATGTAACACTCTTGCTCTTTGATGCCGTTGGTATTCTCAGCGAGTTATCTTCATGTGATTATGTCAAGCACGATAGCGTGTGGAATACGAAAATGGACGAAATTCGTGGTCAAATCTGCTGTAATGCTAAAGACCTGGCCGAATTTTACGGTATGACAAGTCTGTGTGAAAAACATCAGAAGAAAGGAGGGAACAATGGATAACGCTAAGAATATTGGCAATATGAGCCATTGTGAAATGCTGGAGAAAGCGGCCGATATGCTGGCCGAGGTCTCAGACATCCTTGATCAGTTGTCTGTCTTCCCATTCGTGAAGGAGGAAGAAGTGTGGGGCAATAAGATGGTTCAGATGGCCACCGACACGTGCTGCATGGCTACGGACTTGGCCGAGTTCTACGGGCGAATCTACATCTTTACTAAAAGAGGGGAGGTGTGGCTATGAACACGGCTATGCAAAGCAGCCAGTGCAAGAAGCTGGAACAAACCATCGATATGTTCTACGAATGTTCATCGATGATTGACGAAATTTCTCATTTCAGATTCGTTGATGATCTTGACACATTCCTCCTCGATGTCAACCACATTTCGGACAACCTTGGATCGGCCATCAATGACCTCTCCGCTATCCTTGGATATGCCTACATTCACACCAAACGTAATGACATCCTACTATGAACCAGGTATTCAACTACAACGGAAGCCCCGTCTCATTCAACATGGGAGAGGTGACAATGGTCAATGCTACTGAAATGGCAAAGCCGTTTGGTAAGACTACAAAGGACTGGCTTAGAACTAAGCAGACACAGGAGTTTATTGCCTCATTATCAGCCGTTAGGCATATCTGCCCAACGGACTTAGTTCAAATATCGCAAGGTGGAAATGTTCAAGGCACTTGGATGCATGAAGATGTAGCCTTGGAGTTTGCGCGTTGGCTCAGTCCCGAGTTTGCCATCTGGTGCAATGACAGGATCAAGGAGCTTATGCGCTACGGCATGACCGCCACGCCCCAGACGATCGAGAGCGTGCTGGCCGATCCAGGCAATGCCATCAAGGTGCTCACCGCCCTGAAGGAGGAGCGCGAGCGTGCGGCACGGCTGGAGGATCAGAACAGGTGCTACCAGAGCGAGAACCGCCGCCTGTTGCGCGTGTCGCACAAGCAGCAGGAGATCATCGGGAAGCAGGAGCGGGAGATCGAGCGTCAGAACCCGCTTGTGACGTATGCCAACAATGTACTGAGCAGCGAGACCACCTTCACCACCACCCAGATAGCGAAGGAGCTGGGCATGAGCGCACAGCGTCTCAACCGACTGTTGCACCAGTACGGCATACAGTACAACAAGAGCGGCCACTGGTTCCTCTATCAGCAGTACGTGGAGAAAGGCTACACGCGGACACGCGAACACCTCTATACACGTAAGGACGGGCGTATGAACATCAATCTCACGATGGAGTGGACGGCGGCAGGCCGCATGTTCATCCACCAGGTGATGCGTTTCAAGGATTCGCTCACGAAGGCAGGGGAGTAGGGTGCAAAATGCAACACCACGGACTTTCCACACCAAAAGACTGATCGGCACTTGACGATCCTCTGCCAGAGTGAGGATGAGGGGGAGGGGCTTTTCTGCCTCTCCCCCGACTTTTCGCCCGCATTGTTTGGCCGTTCCACGGTAATTGCCTACCTTTGCACCGTTGGAATCGGAACTTGTCACGGAAAGGCGGCTGGTGTACCTCGCCATGAGGAGCCAGCCGCCGCGTTTTTTGCCCGCTACTGCCATTTTTCCCGTGCAAAAACGTTTGCTTGTGCATTTTTCCGCAGATTTATTTGGAACTTTCAAAATAAATGCCTATCTTTGCATCGGAGATTTCAAATCCACCAGGGTTCTTAACGCAAGTCGGGGGCTTTTGCCGCTGTGAACCAAGTGCCGTTCGTTGAAACACTTACGGGGCGCACGATAAAAGGGATTCTATTTAAGGAATCCCTTTTGTTTTTGCTGTCTCATTTTCTCCTTGCAGACACCCTTTCCTTACGTTTCTCAATTCTGTGGCCACACGCCTCAGTGAGTGTCGCAGCTTGAGCCCGCTCGCGTCTGGCTTCACCTTCACAACGATATTGGCAGGCTCCCTGTGCGCGATGCCGCGCATATCAAGATACTTCACGATGTTTTTTGGATTGATATGGTCTAACATATCAAAGAGGTCTTCTTCATCAACATGCAAAACCACCCTTCTGTTCTTACGCTGGTTGTCACCAGATTTCGGCTCCACTTGCATCACATCAACGATTGTGCAATAATTTAGTGTGACTTTTGGCATTTTTATTGTGAAATGTTTGGAGGTTATTGAATAATTGTTTACCTTTGCACTGTGAATCGGTATGGGGTCGGTGACGGCTCGATGCCTTACGACACGGGAGACCCACGCGGCCTCTCGTTTTTTATGGGAAACTCAGCCTGATTATATCCGAACCGTTGTTAAGCAATATAAATACGTGCTTGATGATTACGTCCGCTCCATATCCCCTCAGTTTGTTCAATCCATCCTCAACCTTTTCGTATGAGTAGTACGATGGATCATGGAAGTAAAGGCATACAGAGTTGTGCGTTTCGCTATGCAATGAATTGAATTTCCTCAGTTGTCTGTTCTTGCGCCCTAACTGGTTACTGAATGTCGTGGAGTTTTCCGTGACAGACAAAAGATCCATTATCACACCGTCAAGAATCATGTCAAGGTCAACAATGTTTTCTGCCTCTGGCCTGAATATGACGCTATGCCCTTGCTCGAATGCAAGGCGTTGGAACTCTGCTTCCAGTTGGTCACCCGTCAGCTGTTCGGCAAAATACCGCTTGTCATCGTTCTCATGTGTCTTGTGGTCTTTATGAGTGGCTTTCAGCCCCAGCGTACTTTCGTCAAACTCCACACCCCTATAGTTAGTGTCTGCTGAAAGCCGATGATACTCCCTTTTGCGCTCACCCATCAGCTCCTCCCTCGCCCCCTGTTCGGTCGATTTGGTGTCCTCTTTGGTGCTTGCGCTTTTCAGGACTGCACCTCCGGCCACGTACTTCTCGTTATCCCTCACCCAGTAGGGCAGCGTGCCGCGCTCCCTTGCCTTTTCCATCCGTTCCTGGGTCTTGGGGTCTTGGATCCATTTCTTGAATCCATCTGGCACATCGTCAACGGTGTTTTCTGAGTGAACTGAGCCAGGATCATCCTCAGAGGCCAGTTTGTCGGCAATGTCAAACGCCTCATCCTCAGTGGCCAGCACGGGGATCATGTAGCACCTACAGTTGGGATGCCAGCCAGTCCACTTGAAATCCTTTGGGTACTTTCCCTGTAGATCGTCACATATATCTGGATCAGGATGGTTCTTAGACACCTTGATCTCTATGCCCACAACAAAGTCCAGTTGCGCCCACCGCTCATAGTCTGAGGCACGGTAGGCAATGTTGGTCTCTGTACGTGCAAGCCTCTGGGCGTTCCTTGCGCTTGAACGGTACACGCCACGGCCAGGATGGTAGTCTCTCGGATCATCGTCAATCCATTGGTATATTCCATCCTCTTGATTAAAGATCCTACGCTTCCACTTGCGCCCATAGATGGGGTTCCCGTCCTCATCCTCACCGATCTTGATACGGAATCGCCTATACCATCTGTCAGGATCGTTCAGGTATTCCTTCACCCTGGCAGCTAACTGATTGGCTGGGGTTCCCTCGCCTATTGCCAGGTCAAGCGTGTTTTCCAGCTCTCCCTTGAACTGCCCTGTGTACTTCCACACGTTCTGAGAGAGGTTTAGCCCCTCCTTTTTCCTGGCAAAGAAAGCATCCATAGCCTCTTTGTTCCTGAGAAAGTATTTGGCAAAATGCGGATCGCTTATCGACTGTTCGCCAAAGATCGACTTAACCAGCTCATCATTGTTCTCAGCAGCCAGCATCCACTCTGTCTGTATGCCTCCACGGATGGTTTGGTACGTCTGGCTATACATACGTCTCAGGATGGGTTGCACCTCGTCAGTGTAGCCGTACTCTGCGAAAGAGAAAGGCTTGCCGTCTATCAGGTACGTGCCTTTCACTATGTCAATGATCTGTGTAAATGCATCCTGGTAGATGGTGCGCACGTTGGCAGCATAGCCCTCAGTCCTAAGAAAGAGGGCTTGCTGTAGTTCCTTTTCGCTCAGGTATTTCTTTTTCTTTGGCATCGTTCACCTGGTGTTTGCAGTCCTGGCTATCTCCTGGCTCCCTCAAACTCTGTCACCCTACAGGCTGTCATCTTCACCTCTCGGATCTCACCGTCTGGCATTGCCACAACGAACCTCGGAGATCCGATTATCGGCTTGAAGGTCTCAATCACCACGCCCTCATAGGTCTTTTCATAGTCCTTTGGGTCTGCCATCGGGTCACTCTCATGGGCTAACATATAGCCGCCCTGGTTGAACTCAGTCCATTTTACTTTCTTCACTTTCATAGCTCAAATCCTTTAGTTATATCTGGTAAATCAAGCGTTTGCCCCTTACATTCGTGGGTGCAATCGTCAAGATACTTTATTTTGCCGTCAGTCACGAAAGAATGGCAGTAGGTACGTTTACCCCTCCATGTGCTTTCAACGGCCACAGACGGCCTTATAGTAGGCTTTTCAAGGTCATTATTGAACTGCCACACAGGAAACTCGTCACGTGGATCTGTGCCTATCTCATGCGGTTTCTTGCAAGCAGGGCAAATGAAGTAGTAAAGCCCTGTGTTCTGTAATCGTCTCATCTTTGCCATATCGCCTACTCTGCCTGTCCGAACATATCCAGTTTGTTAAACTCCCTTTGCTGTTCCATCTGTTGCTCCATCTTTTCCTGTTGCTCTTCCTTGATCAGCTCTGCCTCTTTCTTGGCATCCTTGATCAGGTAGGACAGTTCAAGCATAGTCTGTGTGCTCATACCACCAGCACCGTACTGTTTCAGCACGTCAGCCAGGGTCTCGCTCACATCGTCACCAAACGGCTCCTGGAACTCATGGCCTAACAGCATCGTGTCATACTCGCTCTTGTGGGCATAGTCCAGGACGTTGCCCATTATGGCCATCATCAAAGAGGCATGGCGATTCATGTAGCCGTCATGGGTCTCTTTGCGCTTCTCGGCCTTGATCACTGCCAGGAGCATCACCTTGCGTATCGCCTTGGCTGAAAGGTTGCCCAGGCTCTTCATGTTGTCGAAGTCAATGTTGGGCGTGAAGGATTTACTCAGTATATGCTTATCCAGACGCTCATACTCATTGGCCTTGCTCTGGCTTGCCTGATCCCAGGTAAGGTACTCAACCTTGCCACCGTTCTTTAGGATATACAGCTTGGCCTCTTCCTCTGCCTTTGGCAGTGCGTTAAGGATCTCAGCCGTTGCCACCATAGCAGGGTTGGCAAAGCGGTCGTTCACATCGGCATCGGTAGAAGTAAGTGCCTCTGATCGCTCGATCATCTGTTGCACACCGTCATGCTCCACCTCTTGCTCAAACAGCAGCACAGGGATCTTTCCTATCGGGTTGGGCGTTACAAGCACCTCCCAGCCGATATTGGCACGTTTAGCCCTGTAGATCGTATCGCGTGTGTAAATATCCACGTGGTACATCGTATTGTTGCCCGATTCAGTCAGGTAGTAGCCCCAGGCAAAGGCCGTCAGCCGCTTGTACTGATCCTTGATAATGTAAATATCATCGTTGTTTTTCTTGCACAGCACATTCAGCAGCAGCTTAGGCTTGTTCTCAATGGAATCCCTGTAAACATGGTAGAGCAAAGCCGCCCTACCCTCAGCACCAGCGGCACGTTTGGCCTCTCGCACGTGGGCGTTGAAGCGTATCTCTTCCATTAGTTTCAGGTAGTTCTGATAGCCGTAATCAGTACCCTCGGAAAGCTGGCTCCATTTCACAGGACGGCCATAGAGGAATACCAGGGCAATCTCATTGATGAATGGCTGATACGGAATGGGGATCTTCCACCGCTTGCTCCATCGGAGAAAGTTGCCTTTCTTGTCATAAACGGCACGATCCTGTCTCTCATTGATGGTGTGGGTTTTCACATCATACTCTCGCAGGTTGTTTGCAGCCTCCTGAGAGCAGTCGTGCATCATACTCAATGCCCTGGAAACATCGTGTGATCCCAGCAGCTCAGTGAAAGTCTGTTGGTAGCCGATGGCCGCTTTCACCTCATTCTTGATTGTGTTGAATAAACTCATAATTCGTTGTTTGTTAAACAGCAATTCCTAATCTACGTTCTATATCATCTGGTATGTCATATTCGTTGTAGTCGAACCAGGAGCGCATAAGAAACATATCCCTCCAGTCAGGCGATCTTCCAATATCCAGCTTGATCTCTGCCTTTGGCTTTAGCATCAGCTTACCGTCATTGTCAGGCTTCCAGGTCTGTAGCTGTTCCAGCTCGTTAGTGATTTCCTCCTGTTCTGCCTGGCTCACCAGGTTAGCGGCCACGCCCACCTCGTTAGCGTTGATGTGCTCTGCCAGCTTGTAGCCACACTGAGCCTGTAGGTTTTGGTAGTTCTCTCCATTGAAAGGCACAGAGTTGTTGACGAAGCCCTGGATCTCGCAATTATCCACAATACCGCCACCAACACCATCCTCATCCGCTATGCACCTGTAGTTGGGAATCCTGTATTTCTTCTGGCATCGGATGATATAAGCCTGAATGTCGGTTGTCTTTGAGACAGGAAAACACTTGTAGTCGATCAGCAACCATCCCTCCCACACACCGATCCTGGCATAGTCAGCACCGAACCGCGCAATGTCGGCTGTCAGGTAGTGCAAGCCATTCCTGATAGCCAGGATATTGCCGAACATGGCCAATATTGCATCATGGCTACACAGTGCAAGAGGGTTATCGTCATACTCCCAATTACCCTTGAAAAGACGCTCAAACTTGACCTTATCAGAGGTTGTTTTCAAGCCCTCGATGTAGTCAGGATCGATGTAGGGATTTTCCTGTACCAGGCACGGCAAATAAGCCTGGTAGTCTGGCAGATCGCCACGCTTCCACGGCTTATAGAACGTGTCATACATCCAATTCTTCTTTGGGTTACAGGTGATGAATAGCTTTCGTTTCAGTCCGTACTCACGGTTTAGGTGACGGCCTACACGTGTCTTTAGCGTGTCGTATGCGCCAAAGTTCACCTCACCGCCCTCTTCTATCCAGCCGCCTGTGAACTCGATGGATCCGTAACGCTCATAGAGCGGATCGGATGGGTTGTATTTCAGATCCAGAAAGTCAATCCTGGAACCGTTGTAGAACTCGATGTAGTTCAGGTTTGCGTTGTAGCTCCAAATGGTATCGGGAACCATGTACTGAGTGCATACTTTCTTGTAGGTGACGTATGTACTCTGAGTGATGCGTTTCAGCTCTGCACGTCCGATAAACCACTTAGTGCCAGGAAACGCCAGGCACATAAACAAAAGCCAGGCAGCACCAGTCCATGACTTAGCACCGCCAGCAGCTCCACCATAGAGAAATTCAGCGTGTTCATCATCCGTAAGGATCTTTAGTGCCTCTGCCTGCTTCTCATGCCTCTTTCCGTTGGCATTGGTGATGAAGTCGAAGCAACCGCGCTTGAACAGCTCGATCTTTATTTCAAGTGACCTCGGAATGTCTATGTGCCTGAACTTTGCCATCCGCTAACCTCCCTTTCCCTTCTCGATCTTTTCCATGAGGGCATTGTATTGCAGTAGTTCCTCAGTTGTCAGCATAGACAAGTCGGCTGGCACTTTGCTCACCGTACTGTCAATGCTACCCTCGATCGTCTCTTTGGGCTTACCAAAGATCCTGTCAAGCACGAAGTCCAGGGCATCAACCTTACCGTAGCGGATGCAACCGTTGATGTGGCTGACAAGTATCTGGATCCAGGCAGGCGTGTCCTGGTTGGGCTTGGTCTTATCGTCAGGATCCCTTACCAGGGCTTGTAGCTTGGATGGTGGCAGTTCCAACAGGGCTTGCATGATATTCTGAAAGTCTTGCTCTTCCAGCTCATGCCCTATCTTCTCTCCGATAGTCTTTTTCAGATAGGCATAGACTTTGGGCTTCCTACCACTGTTATGTGGTTGGTTTTCCTTTGAAAAGCGGTTGCCTATCTTGTTTCCTTTCTGAAATCTACCCATCCGTTGATTATGCGTTGATTGTGTTCAACAAACACACCTTACAGGCAAAGAGAAATCAGAGGCGCAAGGCACTCTGATCCTCATTCACCTGGTAAAGCCCTTATCCTTGCTCCTGAGCCTCCTGTGCCTCATACTGCTTCATAAACCAGCTTATCAAGTCGCAATTAGGCTCTGCGAACTGCCCTTCCATTTCAGGGTCTATTTCCTCTTGCAAAGCCTCTGCCTTATCGATAACGCTGTTCATGGCGTTCACTACCTCAATGGGAGCGTCAAAGCCGATCCCTCCGTCAAGATGCTGCTTGATAGCATCCTTCTCGATCTGTGACAATTCAATCTTTTTCATACTACTTTCTGATTTTTATATGTTGATGAATAACTAATTTCGGTGCAAAGATACACTAAAGTTGGTATTTCTGAGCGATTTTCTTCACTTTTTTGGTGTATTTGTCAGCCTTGCCGTGAATGGCCTTGGTGACGGTCTCAGCCCAGAACTCAGAGACGTTTGTGGCTCCATAGCGGCCATATCCCTTTTTCTTCTTGTCGGCTTTCCAGGTCTTGAACAAAGCCGTGATCTCCTTTCCAGCGGCACGTGCCTTTGTGCTGCTCATTGAAGCGTTCCATGTAGCGTGTGCCAGCTCATGCGTGATCGTGTGCTGTAGTGGCGCGTTGGTCTTGTTCTTGAAGCCAGTGTCATAGTGATTCTTTTTCACGTCAGCAATGATCTGTTTCTTCTTACGGTCAAAGAACTTGGAGTTAAGCAAAATGCCTGTACTCTTACCGCCAGCACCGATGTAGGTAACGCCCAGGGCGTTCATTGCGGTTAAGTCCGCGATCCTCACGCTTCTTTCCCTGATACCCATGACTGCCTCAAATCGTGAAACACCCCTGAAAATCTCTTTGTAGGTGGATTTGTCTTTGATAGACGAAAGCGGCTTACTGTTCTGTACGGCCACCTTGACCTTTGCACTGTTGGAGCCTCCACCGCTGCCTCCAACGTGAACCACACCGCCTGAGTTTCTTCCCATAGTTGTTACTTGTTTTTGTTACTACTTGCAGCCTCCTTGTCTCTCGGACAGGCCACGTTATTTCTTCTTAGCGTTGATGAAATCCGTTATGTAGAGTATTCCGTGCTTGCGGCAGAACTCCTGGATCTCTTCACCACCACCGTACACTACCAGGTTCGGCCTTTCAAGTCCGCTGATCTCCTGTGCCACCTTCAAGTCGCTTTCCAGGCTCTTCATCCAGCCGTCAAGCCCACGTGTGAAGAAAGCGTTGTAGCCCTTCGGTATGCCCATCTTGTTATACTCGATGAACTTGTGAGACACATTGAGGTCGGCATATACCTTGATCCCACACTCCTGAAAGTACCTTGCAAGGAATCGTTTCTTGTAGATCAACTGTATGCCCCAGGCTATCGGTGTCTGGTCATGGCAGCTACAGTTGGGTTCCACAACGGCCTTGCATCCGCTCAACACCAGCTTGACAGGATCCTTGAAAAGAGCCTCAAACCTGTAATCATCCACATAGAAGTGATAGGTTGCCACGTCCTTTCTCAGTCGGCTGTTGGCTCCCCAGGCGTTCAGGGGCATTTCCACCCTGCCAGCCTGTTCACTCAGCAGAAGGTTGGGGATCTCAAAGATGTTGTCGCTGTCATAGAGCACATCTTTGAACATCTTGGCCTGGAAACTCTCATCATCCAGCTCATCATCATCCTTATCACCTTCGGCATCATCCTCTGAATTGCCCTCAGAGGGTGTTTCCTGGTCTTTCTGAGCCTTTTTCTTACCCTTGGTGGGCGTTTCCTCACCCTCTGTGCTTTCGGGTACTGACAAGCCCATAAAATCGAAATCCGTACCATCCCAGAATGGATCAACAGCCAGCATATTGTAGTCGGTCTCGCCATTGTTGATGTTGTCACGTGCAATCAGCTCCTTACGATCATCGTCTGTCAGATCCGTGTAGAGGATGGTGGGAACCTGTTTCAGCTTCAACTTGATTGCAGCCTTGTTCCTCTGGTTGCCGCACAGGATATACAGCTTGCCGTCTATCTCTTCCAGGGCTTCGGGTCTGTGCTCCCAGAAGCCGTTGATCTCAATGCTCTCACACAGACGCTTGAAATCCTGCTTGGAGATCTTACGTGGATTGTGTGGGTGCTGATTCAGCTCCCTTGGATTGCGATATATGAGACTTCCAGCTTTCATAGCATACCCTCCACGCTTATCTCAGACTTCACAGGATCCTTCACGCCTTTCAGGATCTCATACATTGGCTTATCATCATCGTAAGGAACAAACGTGGCAAACTCATTCGGCACGTTACACACCTTGCGGATCCACTCGGCACGTCTCACCAAATGCCAGTGCTTCAAATCATCCACATAGACGATAGTGTTCTCATTGGCATCCTCACCGATGGCATAGAAGCCGCCCCTGTAGTCAATGGGGCATCTTATGGCATCGTAGATAGCCAGGTAACTGTAGCAACAGGCCGTGACCGTTGCCCTCCTGTTCCATTGGCCGTTTATGAAGATCTCCACCTGATCGCCACGCATGGGGTAGGTGGTGGGGAATACAGTATGAAGGATCCAACGGCCAAACCATTCATTCAGCCCCAGGAACCAGGCTACCAACACTATACAGATAGCCACAAAAAGAGTAATAATCGCTGCCATATAGCCGTTTACTTAGTGAATATTCGTTGCAAAGATACTAAATTTCTGTGTTCTCTGAACACATTTATACGTTTTTTTTGATTTCAGAACCCAAAAACAAGCATTGCGGCATCCCTACAGTGCTCATTCGTGCGCTTTTTCCATCCTGTTATGACCTGGAACCTGTCAGCCGTCAGCTTCGTTGCATTGTTCTTTGGTGCTACCATCTGGAACTCAACACCCAGGTCTGTAAGGTAATCCTCCCAGATCGTACAGTCACGCTTCACGGATCCAGCACCCTGTAGCTTTGCCCTGTCCTTCTGAGGCGTGTTGTAGCCGAACCAGGTACGCTTTCTTGCATCCTCAACCCTGACAATGAGCTTAGTACCCTCAAAGGAGGCTTTTGCCTGGTATTGCTCAACCAGCTCCATTGCCTTATGGATCTTCACTGTCTCGACTTCCAGGAGGGAACGCTGCTTGTTATCCCAAACAGCGATCCCTGTATTAACGCCTGTGTCAATGCCTATGTAGTACATACTATTCAGCCTCGCTTGCGGTTGATTCGTCAGCCTCGGTGGATCCTGGCATTTCATAGAGGATCACGCCCTTGGTTGCCTTTCTTTCCTCTCTCGATGGGTAGAACTGTAGCATCACACAGTAGTCAGGAACAAACCGATCCCTCACCTCCTGGATGATCGACTGAGTGACAGCGTTTTCACCAAAGATGTGAACGCTCCACAGCTCGTTTTCGTACAGCACAGTGACGATAAAGGCACGGTAGAGGAATGTGCCAGGCTTATACACGCCATACTCATCCGCTACAACATGATCCCTCTCAGCCGTCTCTTGCAATTCCTTCATCAACTCAGGGACAATGTTGCCCTTGTGTTTCTTCCAATACTCAGGAAAGTGGATATTGCTCTCATCCACGCCTGCCTCATTCATTCTCTTCTGCCTGTTCATTTCGGCAATCTCTTTTCTTTCTTTCTTATTCATAACTAATTGACAGTTAAAGTGTTATAATGTTTTCAAAATGTCACATTTTTGTTCCGCTACAGGGTTTCGATCTCCTTTTCTATATCTGATATACGCTGCTCTACAATCATAGTCAAAAGTGCTTTGACTTCTCCATCCCAGGTAGATTCTTTCTCTGAGTTGGTACTGGTTGTTTCATAGACTACTATCATAGAGTGATTGCCAGCCAGGAGGCCGCTAATTCTTTTCAATTTGGATCTCTGACTTGCCAACTCCTGTACCTTTTCGATATTCTCGATCTTCATAGTTACATCTGATATGTTGTGTTATACATTCGCCAGCATAGAACTCACACGCCCTACATTCCTTGCTCAGGATGATCACGCCAGCCCTGTAGGGGCATGGTGTAGTGTTGTGTAGATAAGTGAGGATCTTCATGGCCGTTTACTTGGTAGATTTCACCTGTGCCTTATACTCTCTCACTGCCTTAGCCAGGCTTTCGTGACGGTCAAGCAGACGTGCCATAACGTCAATGTCAACCTTGCTTTCGCCATCCATGTAAGCCCACAGGGTGCGCAATGCCTCGGCAATGCCCTTGGCCTCCTTAGACGTTTTCAGGGCGTTAAGCACCTCCTTATTGGTGGCCGTTGCCCTTCCATCGGCCTGTGCTGACTTAACGGCTGTCCTGGCAGCTTTCACCTGTTCCTGTTCTGTGTCGTAGCTTCCAGCGATCTCCCTTGCAGCCTTCACAGAGAGCTGTCCGCTCACAATCTTCTCCTGTAGCTCCGATGGCAGATCCAGGAGTGAGAGACACTTGCTGATAAAGGCAGGGCTTTTCTTGAACTTGTCAGCTATCTGTACCTGGCTGTAGCCAAACTCATCCTTGAACTTGCGGAACATAATCGCACACTCATATTCCGTGAATTTCTTGCCCTCATTCCTCATCATCTGCTCGATGTAAAGATCCTCCTGGCTTGCATCCTTCGGTGCTTTGAGAGCCTTGATGTACGGAATATCAGTACCCTCACTGATCGCAAGCATAGTGGCACGGTAGCGTCTCTCACCGTCAACCAGCTTGTAACGCTCCTTACCGTCCACCTTATAGGGGATCACAGTAATTGGATTGAGCACGCCCTGAGCCTTGATCTGCTCTTTCAGCTCATCCAGGTCAAACTCTCTGCGAACATTGAAACCGTCCTGGATGTCAATGTTTCTCGGATCTATCCAGAAAAGATCCGTCCTTTTCGTTGCATTTGTTTCCATAGAATAACTATTTATCGTTTATCTGTTTTCTTCAATTTCTTATCACACCGACTGTTTCTATAACCGTAGTTCTTTATTTTGTCTCGCTTCATATCTGCTATAGCCAACAGGATCCCGAATATGGATGCTGGCAGCATTACGCAGAATAGGATAGCGAGTAATATAACAATCAATAGTGTTTCCATGTCAGTACCTGAAATCTGTCAGGTGAATAACCTTTCCCTCAAACACGTTGCCTGAGTAGAGCGGTGTGCCAAAGAACCAGGCCACGAAATCCTCAACACTCAGCCCATCGTTCTTAGCAAGCTGTTCCACAGGAACCTCCTTACCATCCACCCATGCCTGGGGCAAAGCATCCTCAGAACTGTATGTCATTGTGATCTTTTGCAGCCCGATCTTCTCCACCTCACCCAGGATCCTCTGCTCAGAGTTGTACGGCCTGCCAGTCCATTCTCTCAGGCTCAGGTACTTTCTGCCTGAGTTGATCGCCTCAGCGCACTTTTCCCACCATCCTTTAGCGTCAGCCCTTATGGTGTGGATCTTCGTGCCTGCTGCCAGCTTACCCTCAAAGCCTGTAGGCTGTCCTGCCTTCGGATGGCCAGGAGGGAATTTCTTTGAAAAGGTGATGATCACCTTGCGTTTCTGCTCTTTCTGTGTCATAACTTTCAGCTTATTATGTTTGACAAACACACTACATCTATAAAAAAAATTAACCTGGTTTACTTGCGTCTGCTACCACCGTGTAGCTCGATCACATTGAAGCTCTTGAAACGGTCTGCCAGGCGATCCTCAAAGCGGCTCTTGAACTCCTTAACGGTCATGTTGCTTGTGAAGTGATAGCGTTTGTTGTACTGTTGGAATATCTCATACCTGGCAAACAGGAACTCATCAATGATCGTTTCCAGCATAGTGCCAAAGCTCTTCTGCTTTTCGGTCGCAAGTCCTATATCATTCAGGCATACGTTGAATGGTGATCCCTCATAGGCTTTAGGGTCTGCCAGCTCATTGAACGTGTAGCGGTCTATATGGCCGTTGATCTTGTAGTAGTTCATTAGCTGTGTCATGCTGATATTGCGAAAGAAGTTCTCATTGTTGGTAGCTCTCAGGTAGTCGGAAAAGATCTGCATGAGCATCGTCTTACCTGTGCCTGGCTCTCCGATCAGGAGAATGTTTTTCCAGATCTTGTAGTTCTCGTTAGGGAACACCTTTTCAGCAAGTATGCAACCGTTGAAGTAGTAGGTCAGGAACTGTAGCACTTTCCTGTTATGCTCATCTATCTGGAAGTTTGTGAACTCCCTCAGCATATAGTTGTCACCGATGGACTTGATCAGTATGGAGTGCAGCCTGTATTGCTCCCGATCTTCCAGGTCGTACTTAAAACCTCTCAGAATAGTCTTTCGATGCTTTTGCCTCTCCTGTTCCACCTGTTCCTGATTCAGCTTGAATCGCCTCTGCTGATCGTCTCTGATTATTTTCAGAGCCTCTTCCGTTGTCATTTGAAATGGTTTGCCGTTCAGTTCCATATTTCATTATTTCTTCGTTGTACTTATCCACCACCCACATTAAGATGGCTCTGTAGTCACTCTTATAGCGCTTGCCTTTACTACCCTTATAGTTATCCAGGATCTCGATCATCCGCTTTGCTGGCTGTTCTCCATGCTGTTCACAGAGCTTTGCGTATTCATCCCTGGTAAGGGTAACGAACTCGGCATAACTGTATTTCCTTGCTTTGTCGGCCTTTGCCTGTTGCTCAGGTGTAAGCGGTGGAGGTGTATTTGTCTCTGTCTCGCTTGGAGGGAACAAAGATGTCTCTTTGGGCTTTTCACGGCTTCCAGGAGGCTTCTGGCTGAACACCTTGGACTTGGTAACACTGCCACCTTTCAGGCCAGCCTCACGCCTTTTCTGACTGATTTCAGCACCCTTGACCATTCGCCTACAGTATATAGCCCCATCCTGACGAACACCACACACGCCTCCGAAAATCAGGCGGTCGAGCCAATCACCTGATCCAGCGGCATCCGTACCCAAAAGCCTTACAATCTCATCTTGCGTGTATATAGTGCCATTCGGCTTAACCATAACGCCACGCTCCACACTTTCCCACATATAGCAAAGCATATCCATCCACAACCCTTTGAGGTCAGGAGGCAGAACTTTCAGCTCAGGGCATCTTAGCCAGTCTGAGGTGTCGAAAGGCATCATTGGTATCTTGTTCTTAGCCATATCTGGATTTGGGTTTTAAGGCTGATGGATTGGTCGAAGCCAACCCACCAGCGGCCTGTCTGTAATTAGATCTCCATGATTGCAATGTCAGGAGCAATTTCACGGATGCGGTTGAGCACATCATCAATGCAATTATCCCTGAACTCTTCCACGGCCTCGTTAGCACCAGGGGAAACGAGCTGTAGGTAGCAGTCACCGTCTGCCAGGTAGTGATCAAACTCAACCGTGATCGCTACTTTGGGCGTTCCCTTGAAGATGGCCAGATTCACCGTGAAGCTCTTAGGCAGGTTGCTCTCCACCTCCTGCTTGAACACCTCGGCACGGCTACCGTTGGGATCCTTCTGCTTCTGAATCTCACTCTTGGCCTTGGCCGTGAAGTTCTTCAACAGAGATACCAGCTTCATGCACTCTTCTGGATTGGTAAAGAGGCCACGGTTAAGGCGAAGGAACTGCCCCAGACGCTCAGGAACCCAGGCTTCCTTAGCATTGTTGATCTTGGTCTTGACAAAGATCTCAGTGAACTCAACACGGCCACCGATCTTGCCTTTGAGGTACTGATCATCCTCATTCACCACTAACAGGATGGTCATGGCCTCACGATCCACCTCAACGTGGGCTTTCTTCTGATCCACGGTGTCGATACGCTTTTCAAGCCAATCAATCGGTGTGCTGATAACGCCTGAAATGTCTGTCTTGATAGGCTCCTTGGTTGGCAGTTGCTCAACGGCCTTTGCAGCCTCTCCCCTACGGATGATCACCTCAATGGGCTTCTCGCCTGTGTAGTTCTCAATGTTCACACTCACTTCTTTGTTCTTAATCTCTTCCATTGTTCTATTGAATTAAGTTGGTTAATAATTAGCCCTCAGTGCCATTGCGCCTGATGGCCTGGAAAACTGTACGCTGTCTCTCTTCGGGTGTCATATCGCGCTCTTCCACCAGGTAGCCGTTCACATCGTAGAACCCCACCTTATGCTCATCCTCATCCATGAACTTGAACGTGTCACCCTTGATCTGTTCACCGCCTGACTTGATCTCATCCAGGATGGCAGCGTGTCGCTCATCCAGGGGCTTGATCTTGCCCTTCAAGTCAGCCGTAATCTCTTTAAGTTCCTGTGCAAGCTGTTGGCGTTGCATTGCAACCTCACAGCACTCAGCCCTCTTAGAGGCCATTTCAGCACTGCCGAACTTGCGCGTGTAGAACTTCTCTACAATCTGGTCGCAGGAATCTCTTAGAATCTGCTCCCTTTCTTCCATTGGCGTGTCTGCCAGCATGATTTCTTTCATAATCTCATATTGTTTTTAAGTTTCACATAAGGGCGTTTGCCCATTTCAGTCTCGTTTCCTGTTGCACCAGTTATCGGTACAGCACCAATATCCAGCCTCCCAGATCTCATCGGGTGTGGCGTTTGGATGATCCTTTAGCCACTTCTCTTTTTGCTCAATGTAGCTCATTCTCTCAGCCTCCAATATTTATCAGGATCGGGTATCTCAACATTCAGGTACTCCCTGGCATACTCTCTCAGCCTCTCGCAGTAGGTGGAGAAAGCCACCGTGTCCATCCTTGCAGTCGATCTTGGGAACTCAATGATCTCGCCTGTCTCTTTGTTCACCACTTTGTCAGCGGTCATTTGAGCCTTGAAAAAGTCATGCACCTGTTCCACGTCAACGAAATCCCAGCCAGCATCATTCAGCCCATCAAGCAGCATAGGGTAGATGCAACCCCAAAGCCATCCGTTCTGATCGTTGGATCTCGGCTTGCGCACTCGCTTGATCTCTACCAGGTAAATCCCATCAAGTGCCTGCCTAAACCACTCATAGAGGCTTTTCAGGTCAAACAGCCCAGATGTTTTCTGAATCCTAACCTTCGGTGTACTCATAGCCTTGGCAGTTCTATCCTCATTCCTGGCACAGCGGCATAGGTGGGCTTTCCTGTGAGAGCCTGTATTTCGGCCACAAAGCGGCCTCTGTCAGCGTTATTGCCCGACAGGTGGATAAGTACCACCTCTGCCACGTTTGAGAGGTCGTTACGGCCTAAAAACGCCTTTGTCGATGCAAATTCCAGGTGTGACTTGGCCAGACGTGCAACCTGGCTCTGATCGGTACGTCCATCCTCAATCGCCTGCCTGAGTGCTTCCACGGAATAGTTGCACTCTATCATCACATGGCTCAGTCCTGGTATGGTGTAGTCCAGGTTGCAAGTGTCGGTAGCGAAAACCATAAGCCCCATAGATGGATGATTGATCAGGTAGCCCACGCAAGGCACGTCATGCTCAACCTCAAACGGCATAACGAGAAAGTTGCCCAAACGGTAGGAGCGGCCAGCCGCTATTGACACGGCACGGCTATCACGGATTCCCTTGGCATCCCAGACGCATTGCAAGGCCAGCGTATGAAAAAGCCCCACATACTGTTTGATGTAGCCTGAGTGATCGTTGTGCTGATGCGTGACACAACAGCCGACAACCTTACGAACATTGAACCTCAAAGCCTCCTTTACTGATTTCAGCCCTACGCCAGCTTCCAGGATCAGTGCCTCACTGCCATCATCGAGAATGTAACAGTTGCCCTTGCTTGAACTACCCAATACAATCAATTCCATATCTATGAGCTTTTAGCGGTTAATATCCTGGCTCAGGAATCGCGTTGCCGCTCTGAGGTGTGGCAGGGATTGCAGCCTGTTGTGTTCCCTCTCCCACCACCTGAGCATTGGAGCCGTCAATTACCAATGTCGGCCTGTTCTCTGTCACCTCTGTAGCATCGGCATAGTCCTCACCTCTGAGATCATCGGCAAAGGCACTCTGCATTTCCACGCTCAGATAGCCGTACTTACTCAGCAGATTGCGTACAACGGTCTTGACACCCATTGCATGAAAGTTACCCAGCCAGCCTACAGTCTTGGAATCATCGGCTACAGGCATAGCGGCCAAAGCCAGCAGTTGATCAATGGTAGTCTCTTTCTTCAAGCCCTTGGAGTAGCGTTTGGCGTGTTTGGCCATTTGCTCAACAGTCACGTACAGGGTCTTACTGAATCCGTTCAGCAGCTCAAAGTAGCAGAAATAGCCTATCACCTTATCCGACAGCTTTTCACCGTCAAAGGCGATCTCACCTGTGAGCTTGCTCACCTTGCGCACCTCACCCTCATACACCACATCGGCATTGAGTGTACGGTATTGGCCTGTACGCATAGCCAACTGAATGTAGCCCTTATAGCCCAACTGGAAGGTAGGCTCCATCACCTTGACCCACCTGTCTTGACCGTGCTCATCCCTGATTTTCTTATTGTTGTTGAAGGGGATGATATAGGCATATCCCAGAGCCTTATTGATTGGGAGGTGAAGCACAGCGGCTTTCAGAGCCTCCATCACCACGGCTTTAGGCTCACACAGTTGCAAGTTGCTGTCTGAGTTGTAGAGATCGATCACTGAGGCAACGAAGGTAGGAGCGTTCTTTGCCAGGGCGTTCTTGAATTGCTCCATCACAGAAGGGGCGTTCAATATGCCTTTCAGCACGTCAACCTTCTTTGGGGCTTTCTCCATAGCACCGCCTTGGGCGGTTGCTGGTACATTGTTGTTTTGTTCCATAATAGATTTGATTACTTTATTGTCAGTTTCTTGTCTCTTGTCACGCAAAGCAGGATCTTCTGGCTTGATGTCTGTAGCACGTCATTCACGCTTTCGGCATTATCCACGAAGATAGGAGCGTTCACACCCTTTGCCTTGCAGATGGCGTTGATAATATCCAGGCCAGCGTTGATCTTTCCAGCATTGTTCACGTCAGGGTAAGGCGTTCCGTTCACGGTGCAAACACACGTCAGCTTCTCGCCACCGTTCAACTGTGAGGCCACGAATGAGAATGATACCACCTGGAAGAGGTTATTGATACGCTTCAATAGTTCGGCATCCTTGGCCTTCTGGAACTGTAAAGCCTGGTATTCCCATTGTTCCAGGTCTGCCACCTCCTGATTCAAGTTGTCTCTCTGTGCCTCCAATTCGTCAATCTCCTTTTGGGCGCGTTCAATAACAGCTTTCTTGCCTATACGCTGGTTGAGGGCATCGATCTCATCATTGATGGCTTTCTTTTGCCCATCATAGTCAGCAGGCGTGTTGAAAAGGTTATCCTGTGCTGGTTCCTGGATGGCATCGATCTGGTTTTGCAGTTCCGTGATCTCATTCGTCAGCCCGATAACAACCTCATCGGCCATTTCTATCTTCACATAGTCAGGCTTCTCAACGGTCTCGGCCACAACAGCCTCCATGTCCTTTGTCAGCACATCAATGGTCTTGGTGTACTGTTGGTATTCCTGATCAGAGGCCAAAGCAGCGGCATAGTCAGGAGCGGACGGCACATTTGACCTGGCAGATACAAGGTCAACCTCCAATGCTTTCAGCTCTGCCTCAGCCTTTTCAATGGCCTGTGTGGTCTCTATCAGGGAGCTATCCTTACCTGACAGCGTTTTCTTTTGGCGTTCCAGAGTGGCAGTAAGGCTTTCCAGCTTTGCTTTCAGCCCCTTGCCCTTCTCTGTGTTGGCCTTGATCCTCTCAGCTTTCTGTGCGTTGAAATTGGCTTCCAACTCAGCACGTTTGGCCTCCACATCGTCAGCCTCCAAAGGACGCTTACAGGTAGGACAGATGAAGGAATCAGGATCAAAGGACACCTGGCTTGCATAGATGGCACGGTACTCAGAGCGGCAAACCTCGATCTCCTGTGTCTTATCATCGATCGTCTTTTGCGTGTCACTCACGTTTCTCTGTGCATCCAGTATGTCGCTTTCCAGGTTGGCCTTGGTAGCATCCAGCCCCTTGATGGCAGCACGTTTGCCCTCGATGGCCTTTTCAAGCTCCTGTACCTTTGCCCTGGCATCGGTGTAGCTCTTACCAGCCTCAGCCCTCACAACACCCTCACGGTTGGCCTGGTTCTCCTTAGCCTGGTTGATGTCGCGCTGGATCCTCTGCCTTTCACTTGCGGCTTTGTTCTCAGCCTTGCGCACGTTCTCGTTATAGAGGGAATCGGCATTGAGGTGCAGCGTACTGATACGGTTGGCCTTTGCCAGCTTCTTTTCATTGATTGCGGCCTGTAGGCTGTTGCGCCTCTCATAAACCTGTGCGTTCTGAGCCGACTTGTCATTACGGATCAGAGCGTCAATGTCGGCAACCTCCTTACGCTTTCCAGCAAGGGCGGCATCCAGGGCATCCCAATCCTCTGCCTCTGGCTTTAGCTTCTCAGCGGTCTCGATCTTGGAGGGAATCACCCTCAGCTCTTCATTACAGGCACTCTTCCTTGCCTTGATTTCCTTTGCTTTCTCGATAATGTCAGTACCAGCAAGGGCGGTCAGGAAATCGGCAAAGGCAGGATCCAGACGCGCTACATCGGCATCCGTAACGTCACCAGCCATATCAAGCAGCATGGCTTTCTGATCCTCTGCTTTCAGGCTCGTAAAGTAGAACGGATTGGTAATCATCCTGAACACGTTTTCACTGATAATGCCACTGATACGTGCATCATACTCACGCTTGGTTGGCAGCTTCACGTCATTGGCATAGAAAAGCGTCTCATGGTTCTTTAGGGTTTCCGTAGTGGTTCCAGCAGGCTTTTCCCACTTCTCACGGTACACACGTTTCAGTTTCAGCTCCTTTCCATCCACAATGAGGATGGCGGTTACTGAGTGCTCCAATTTCAGGATGGGCTTGCCTTGCTCATCCAATGTCTTGATGTTGAAATTGCTGTCAGAGCGGTTAGTGCTGTCCTTTCCGAACAGCAGCCACGTGAAAGCATCGAAAACGGTAGTCTTACCTGTTCCGTTTTCACCCATCACCTGACTTGTGCCTGGCTCAAACGTCAATTCAAGATCTCTCACACCCTTGAAATTCACCAGGTGTAGCGATCGTAGAATAATGTTGCTCATAGAATAACTATTTGTTGATTAAAAAACTGAGTTTCTCCGACTTGTCGATAGCAAGCAGCTCTGACCTGGAATATTGCAGTTTCGATCGGCTTGTCTCTCCCATCCGTACAGGCTTCACAAGCCCCCTCGCCTTCCATTCCTTCACCCTGGATTCCTGGAACTGCCTGTAAGCCTCCCTTTGGGAAATAAGGTCATTGGCTGGCGCAAGTGTCCTGATATAATTTGCCACGCCCAGCTCTGCCATTTCCATACAGAGGTTTTTCAGCTCAAAGAGATCCATTGATACCGTCATTGTCTGCCTCCTTTCCTGTTAGTCAGCTTTAGCCATTACCCATGCCATGCCACCGAACATAGCACCAATGCAAATATTGTGACCTGTCATAGTGACAATGCCGACAATGATACCTACAACTGCCATGATAGCAGCAAATACAATAAGCAGGATATTGATAAATTCCATGTGATCTGATAATTTGATAGTTTTACTTTAGTCCTAATTCCTTGGCGGCAATAGTGTAGGATGGGTGTGCCTTGATAGCGGAAAGCAGCTCTTGCTTGCTCTTCATCTGAGGATTGAAGCCAGAGAGGTTGAAACGCTTTCCAGCACACCATCCGAATACGATCCACACCATACCTTTGTACCATGACACGCCACGCTGTGACACGCCCTGATCCGTATAGTGCCTTTGTGCAATAAGCAGCGTGTCACCGCTGTCACTGCGCACCTTCATTCTGTAGCCTGTATTCTCTAAAACCTTCATCGGTGTTGCATTTAGATGTGTTAAGCGAACAGTTCATTAGCTGGCACTCCCAGCTCCTTAGAGATTACCTCCTGAGCAAGTGCATCAGGCTTGTAAGTTCCGTAAAGCCATCCGTAAACGGTGTTTTTGCTGGACTTGGTGATCTCCATGATCCGCTCAACGAACACCGTCTTAGGTGCTTTACCAGCCCTGGCAGGCAGGTTGTCATAGATTTCTCTGAATTTACTCTTTGCCATGATTATTGATTTTTGATTTCCTTCATGTTTTCATTCTTTCTGTCACGCCTTGCCCTCTTGTGGAGGGCATGGGCGTTTCGTGAAAGAATGAGTTGATAGACAAGTTACTGAACAGCCCGAACCGAGAAACCAAAGCTCCGATCGAAGTTGTTCTGCGGACTGACATTCCCACTACCGAAGCTCAAGACGTACCCATCCGAATCAGAGTAGCGCGAAGCCGACCAATAGTAGCCGTAGGAGCCGCGACTGCCCAACGTAGTGCCGACATAGTAGCCAGCAGCAGGGAAGAAAATAGAATTACCATTCACCTTAGAAGTAAAGCGTCTGCCATATACACCGTTCTCAGTAGCCCATTCACTTGTGCAATGATCGCAAAGTTCCTGGAAATCCTCACGTGTAGGAATGTGCCATTTCTCACCCAGATCAGCTTTGTTGGCATCATCGAAAGAGAAATACAAGCCGCTTTCCTCTGGAGCGTTTGCGCCCAAATTCATGTTAGCCCATTTCAAACCAGAGGGAAGTCCGAGATCAACAGCCTCAAAGGGAGTTTCCTGTTTAGCAAGAATATCCTCACCAATACGCTTTCCCAGGGCTGTCAGGTAGTTATACATACCATCAACCTGTTTGTCAATAAGACTGGCCTCAGTATCATCCAGGCGATCATAAGCCTCTGTTGACATAAAGGTGTTCAGTTCAAGAAAATCTTTCCTGAGTTTCGCAAAGTCCAGCTTTGCCGTTTCAATGCTCTTAATCATACTTTACTCTTTTTTAGGTTTGACTTTTTTAACATCGCTTTTATGTGTTTTGCAAACATATTTTCGTATATTTGCGCTCACAAAGTTACTTAATCGAGTGCAAATATACAGAGATTTTCTTTATCTAACAAGAAATCATCAAGAAATCGCACTCTATTTAAGACATTTTAACAAGACGATAAAGAATTATGCAAGAAAAGAACAAGAAAACATCTGTAGAAATTATAGCCGATAATGAGCGGCTTACTCTATCAAAGTTGGCCTCTCTGATCGGTTGCAAGCCACAAAATATGTATGACATCAAAAGTGGCAAAGCAAAAAGTGTGTCTGTATCTATAGCAGACAGAATCCTGGCCGTGTTCCCTCAGTATTCACGAACCTGGATTCTGACAGGTGAAGGTGATATGCTCAAAGAACCACCGCCAAAGAATGACGCGACTGCAATAGTGAACAATCAGGTTGGCAACGGCAACCATTTCAGCAGCGATATGACCGTGAATCAGTTCATGGTCGAGCTGGCAGCTCAGAGAAAGCTCACTGAGAAAGCTCAGGAGCAAATGGATCGGTTAATTACAATTATTGAACAATTAAACAAGTAAGGCATGAGAAAGATTCTTTTATTGATGGTGGCTATTGTGGCCATCGGCTTCACGTCCTGTAGTAGTGACGATGATATTCCTCAGACAGTCACACAGCAGGATCTACAGGGAAAATGGATAGCTGAATACTATGGCAACATCTATTCCTTTGAGTTCACAGGTAATGAAGTACATGAAATTATTTCCAAATACCCTAATGTGCTGGAAGATATGGAGGGTACTTTCACCTTGGAAGGAACAAAGATGATCGTCACGCTCACAAAGCCGCTATTCAGTCTAAAGGTTGGTGACACACGGGAATATTACGATATTCATTGGGAAAGCTCTGACAAAACGAAAATCAACATTTCACCTATTGGTGTTTTATCAAAAACGAAAAATTGAACATGGATAGATTCTACAGAATGGTGATTGATCTCTACAAAGAGAATATCACAAACAACGGTGTGGATCCTGAAAGGATCTTGGAAGTGAGAAAGGCTATTGCTTGCGCACAGACTGAGGCAAAGATCCTGGATAAGCCCCAGGATGGATTTACTGAGTTAATTGCTGACTTGGACTTTCTGAGGGATAGCCTATGAACACACAGGTCACAAAGAACGTCATGGAGCGGTTCTACAGTGCATTGGATGCCATCATTGCCAAAGGTGACATAAAAGGCGTTAATACATACTGTAGGCTCTATGAGATAGACAGGCGCAATTTCATTGCCCAGAGAAAGGATCCTGAACGTGGATGGTTTCAGGTGTCCTGGCTCTACCCTATGGTGAAGGAATACGGTGTGAGTGCTGAATGGCTTCTAACAGGCGTTGGCCGAATGTTTAAGCAACAAAGCAAAGAATGATAGGTAATGCTCACCAAAAACAAAGGTGGGCATTTCTTTTGTTCTTTCCCCACACCCCTATTTCATATACTCCCTATATTATTATAAATATTATATATTATATATAAGTATATATTTACCCCCATTTAACTTTGTTCGTGATTTTGCTTAGGCAAAACTCAAAAAATTGGTCTTGATAATCAGACAGTTACAAATTTTGCTTAGGCAAAAATAATTTTGCTTAGGCAAAATGACAAGCAAAATGGAAGCAAAATTAAAGCAAAACTTACCGCAAAAATGGGCTGATTTTGCGGATTTTGATTTTGCTTAGGCAAAACGAAAAATTTGCTTAGGCAAAATTATCTCTATAACACGTTAGTTTTCAAACAATTCTGATTTTTGCTTAGGCAAAACTCAAAATTTTGCTTAGGCAAAATCCATCCGCACTACCTTTTTATTTTCACCAGGTTAAGCACCTTTCTGTTGGCCTTGTCAATCGGCTCCCAGCTCTTCTTAATGTAGGTGTCCGTTATCCTGGTTGAATCATCCACATGGTTGAGGGCGGTGTGTACCGTCCACTTGTCTATGTTACAATCGTTCTGTGCAATGGTAGCCCACGTATGCCTGGCAGCATAGAAATCAAGCTCTTCAACTCCGATCCTCTCAGCAACCTTTTCCAGGCCGTAGCTCAGGGCATGGTGCAACGTACTCATGCTTGAATACATTCTATAGAACTTGAACACCCTCTTTCCTGTAGGATCCCTGTACTTATCCACTAACCCCTGGATCTCAGGCTGGATCTTGATGGAGATCCTGGCACGGTCGGCTCTCCTGTTCTTTGTCTTGGTACGCTCATAGGTGATACGGCCATCCTTGCAGTCCGTACAGTTATACAGATCCACAGCGTTCATGCCTATCAGGGCAAAGCTCAGTATGAACATATCCAGGGCAAAGTTGTAGCGGTTGGTGTTAGGGTATGGGCTTTCCGTGTAAGGCAGTGCAACCAGCTTACGCATCTGTGCAAGCGTAATGGCACGTTTCTCAGGTGTCGGCTGCTTAGGCATATCAATATGGGCAAAAGGAGAATTGGGTATGCGTATGATCCCAGCATCTTCATCGTTGAACTCCTTCTTTGCCAGGTTGTGCATTGCCCTCAGACGTGAAAGGTAGTTATGAGCCGCAAAGCCAGCCGTCACCCTCTTCTGGTCATTGATCCACTCAACCCATCGTTTCAGGAGCTTCACAGTGACCTCCTTAATGCTCACCTTATCACGCCCCAGGAACTTGACCAGGCTGTTAATGGCAATCCTGTAGGTCTGTGCGTTTCCCTCATGCCCTGTCTCTTCCAGGTGCTTGATGTGCTGCCTGGTATATTCCACTATGTCGAGATCCCAGCTCTCTTCCACAGGCTTCTCTATGTAGGCCACGATTTCCTCAACGGTCATGCCCTTAATCTTCGTTCCCAGGAGATCGCACTTGGAACGGTAGGACTTAATGAGGTTGTCGGTAAGATCAATGTATTTCTGGTTTTTCAGTTTCAGGGATCGTGTCAGATCATCCTTCGTCACATACCACGGTGTAGCAAGGTATTTCTTGTGCATATTCTGAGTGACACGGATCTTGATGTTGTACGTGCCATCCTGCTTTTTTTGGTGGGCATACACCTCGGCCTTGAATGTTGCCATAACTTTCGTAGAATAATTGTAGAATAACTGGCCGCAAAATTACTCAAAATTTGCGGATTTTGAGTAAGGATGGTGTGGAAAAATGTACCCCCGATGGGAATCGAACCCATATTTCAGCTTTAGGAGAGCCGTGTTCTATCCATTGAACTACAAGGGCTTACACGAAATTCTATATCTTCAAAGAACACTCAAAAAATTTTCTCAGCCCCAAAACAGCCACCAATCTTTAGGAGAG